CACCAAGCTCGGGGGAGGGACAGGATCGAACCGGGCGGCCACCGACGCAGACTTGTCGCCAACGTCCCTCGAGGCTGCGATCATCTCCTTCGAGTCTCTCACGGATGAGATGGACATCCCGGTCGTCATCAAGCCGAAGCTGCTGGTCTGCGGGCCTCAGCTCAAGATGACTGCACGGGAGATCCTGGGTTCGGAGTTCCGGCCGTACACCTCGAACAACGAGATCAACGCCCTGCGTGAAGAGGGCCTTGATTACATGGTCGGGCACTACATCGTGGACCCGGACAGCTGGTTCCTGCTGGCTGGCAAGGGCGACCACGACCTGAACTTCTTCGAGCGTCAGGCCGTTCGGTTCCAGAACGGCGACGACTTCGACTCGGGCGACGCCAAGTTCAAGGCGTTCCAGCGCTTCTCGACGGGCGCTGGCGAGTGGCGGGGGGTCTACGGGTCCCAGGGAGCGTGAGTCATGGAAACTCAGGCTCAGATGGACATTGCCCGGTGGTCGGGCGTGTCTACGTTCGGTAGCCCGAGGGAGAACCTCGGGCTATCCCGACTCTACATCGGGGAGCCCCCGATCAGTTCGTTCATCGTGTTAAAGAGGGCCGATGGCGTCTACAGGGAACTCTACAATAATGCAGGGGCTCTAGCCGTTCGGCCCATTGCCCCGCTTTGGACACCGGGTCGAGACCCGATGATCGGCATCTATGGTGGTGGTATGCCAAATGCTGCCATCTGGGCACGTGGAGCAGGGGGCTCAACTGTCGCGTTTGTAGACGCCGGGGTCTACAAGGGCTTCGGTGTCAGCAATGCTGGGGTAATCTCTGCGATAACAAATCAACCTGTCGTTGATCCTCGACAGATCGGCACGACTATCTTGGGGGGAACCCTCGAGAGTCCGAGCCGGGTGGTCGTCGATTCTGCGGTAGGGACTCCGTCGGCTCTTATTCTTCAGTCTGTCAACGAGGTTCCGTGGGTCGTTTGGGTCGATGCAGTCGATTCCCTACGGACCACAGACTTCGTAACGTTCCGGTACGGGCAGATTCCGCTCCTGGTCACCACGACGTCACTTGCGGCTGGCACCATCGGAACGCCCTACAACCAGATCCTGGCCTCGAATAGTGGGCTTGCAGTCACGTGGGATCTCTCTGCTGGCACTCTGCCAGCGGGCCTGGCTCTCAATGGCCCGACCGGAGCGATCACAGGTACGCCGAGTGCGGCGGGGACCTCCAACTTCACTGTCCGGGCCACCCGAGGGACAGAGACCAACACCAAAGCACTCAGCATCGTGGTGGCGTAATGGATACTCGGTACCGCATCGAGATAGAGCACACTGGGGAGTGTTGGGAGGTGCGGTTTCCGCAGTTGAAGGGCTGCGTCGGTCGTGGTTCCTCGATTGAGGAAGCGATCGACGCAGCTCGGTTTGCACAAGAGGACTACCTAGGTCGTTTCGCTGATGCCGAAAGGTGGAGCGAGCAGTGGCGGTAAGACTGCTACCGTTGCCACGACTACGGGAGGAGGAGAACCTCATCCCGTGGTCTCGTGAACTCATTGACCAGCTCCAGCTAAGTTTCATAACGGGCGAGAGCGGTGGGGGCTTACCACCTGGTGGTGACGTTGGTGAGGTTCTAACCAAAGTCGGTACTGCGGACGGTGCAGCCGATTGGACGGCTGGAACTCCAGGGCCGCAGGGGCCGGTTGGCCCAACGGGGCCGGCGGGAGCAACCGGCTCAACTGGCGCTACGGGCTCACAAGGCCCTCCCGGTACTACTGGTGCGCAGGGGCCAAAGGGCGACACTGGCGATCCTGGCCCCGAAGGCCCAATGGGGCCACAAGGACTTCAAGGCGTACAGGGCATCCAAGGCGACCCTGGGCCGACTGGTTCACAGGGTCCGCAGGGTGTAAAGGGCGATACGGGTGACACGGGTCCACAAGGCATACAAGGGCCGCAGGGTACGACGGGCGCTCAAGGCCCGGCAGGCCAGGGCGTTCCTGCGGGGGGTGCCGCCGGTACGGTACTCACCAAGGCTAGCGCCACTGACTACAACACGGTGTGGCAAGCGATAGCCGGCGGAGGGGGGCCTGACAACACGTACCGCACGATCACTGGCACCCTCACGCTCGACGCGAGTGCTAAGGTCCATCTGACGACGGGGATCACCAACGCTACTCTACCGCTAGCAAACACCTGTGCCGGCCGTATATACGACTTCATCTGTGCCACCGGCACTAACCTGACGCTGACCCGGTCAGGGACCGACACTATCCAGACGACGACAGGGACGGCTGGTAATACCTATACCTTCACGGTCAACACTCGAGCTAGCTTCGTCAGCGATGGTGTGTCAAAGTGGTACATGCTCTCTGCCGATCCGGCGTTCCCTGGTGGGCCGGCTACGGGCTCGTTGAGTGGTGTCTACCCAAACCCGTCGTTGGCAGCGAACAGTGTCAACAACGCTCAGATCGCTACGGGCGCGATTCAACCGCCGAAGCTCGGGGGGATGGCTCCCGTAGCGGGTGACGCGGCTAAGATTATCACACTTGACCCAACTAACCCGACGACACAGTTCAAGATCTCGCCCGCTACTGTAAGTGCTGGTGGTGACCTAGTTGCAACAAACGTGACAGCAGGCCAACTCATCTCCACGGGCGCGACAATTTGGGTCGGAACGGCAGCTACAAACAAGGCGCTAATCCAGTCATATGCCTACGGAGGGAGTAGCATTCTTGAACTCTACTCCAACGCGAGCCAGACCATCGCTACTAAGCCGGTGTGGCTGATCCGTGTGGATGCAGGTGGGGGGGCCGACGGTATCCTGTTCATGAGGAACGGCCCCAGCGGGGGCGCGCAGGTGCTTACGCACTGGTTCAACCCAAGTGGCCAGGTCATGTTGCCGACGGCTGGCGGGGGGATGCGTTGCGGTAATGTGGGCTCGGTAGGGGCTGAGGGCGTCTCGAATTCTATTGCCTTCGGGTGGACTGGGAGCGCGGTCGCAGTCCGTGTAGATACGACGCAGCTTGGGACCATGAACGTGACGCCACCGTCGGATGCACGGTGGAAGACCGACGTGCAAGACGACTGCCCTGGCCTTGATGCGGTCATGGCGTTGCGGCCCGTGACGTTTAGATACGATCAATCGAAGCGAGAAGGGCTCGGCTTCCCTCAGGGGAGGCAATACGGGTTGATCGCCCAGGAAGCACAGTCGATCATACCCTCTGCGATCGAGGATGATGGCTCCGAGGACCATTACCTGGGTCTTGACTACCGAAAGGTCGTGCCGGTTCTGATCCAAGCGATCAAGGAACTGGCGGCAAGGAAAAGCTGATGGATCTACAAAGCCTACGGGTTCGTAAGACCGAACTCATGGAGTCGTTGAAGGAGTCGCTAATCAACAGCGAGAGGATCCGTGGAGCCATCTGGTTCTGCGACGAGATGATCTCGAAGCTCGAGGGCAACGGGCTCGACGTAACGGAGGTGCCGGCTGATGGCGAGGCAGGGTGAGGAAGTAGGTAGCTCATATCCAGGCCCGACGTTCCCGCGGCGTGGGGAGGAATGGTTCGAGTGTCACATCTGTGGGTTCGACTTCCCGCTGAGTGAGTCTCGTCGTCACTACAAGACCAACCGGCTAGTGGATGCGGCCTGTGATGACGAGAAGACTCACAGCGACTACATGGAAGAATTGGATCTCCCGAAGGAGGCTCCGAGAGAGACGGAGCAACCTGTAAGTTGTCAGGGCGAGGCCGTGGACGACAACTGGTATGGGGGGTTGTGGTACATGGCAGAATGGTACGGGAAGGGCGACCCGTGTGAGAGGAAAGATTAATGAGTATCATTGAACGACCGATCAAACGGGGCAACGTCTTCACCTTCGACGACTCGTACAACAAGGGCTTCAAGAACATCTGGGCCAGCGAGGTCGATGCGGAGTTCGAACGGCTATATGGCACCTGGAACTCAGGGAACATTAACATCGCAAATGGCTCCATTACGGGGGACATGATAGTAGACGGGGCTATCACCATTGGTAAGCTAGCACCGGATAGCGTTGATAGCTCGAAGATCATCGACGGCAGTATCCTCGAGGTAGACCTGGATAGCCTGCTCCAGAACCGCCTGCCGCCCCAATGGAGTCCTGGGGAAGCTGATAGAGTTCTGACGGTTGACTCGACGGGCCAGTACTTGTACTGGGCCGCGGCGCCGCCGTCCGAGCCGGGTGGGCCTGCGGGGGGTCGGTTGTCTGGCTTCTATCCGGACCCAGACATCGCGGATGGCGCGATGCTGGACCGGCATTTTAGCGACAACTCGATCAGCGGGATGAGGATCCAGCCGACCTCGATTAACTACCTGAAGCTAGCCGATGGAACGATTCCGAACGCGAAGCTCGCGCCGAACGCCGCGATAGCTGGGCAGACGAATACGGTTATCACCAACACCTTGGCTATTGGTGCTCCTAACGAGACGGTGATCGCGACCTTCCCGAACATCGTGGTACGTGGGGGTAACGTGCATTTGTCCGGTTCGTGGGGCCTGTATACAACGGGCGCAGCTACCGGGAACATGACCATCACGCTCCGAGTGAAGCGGGGTGGGACCCTGGTCCACACCGTCCTGTACTTCATCGGGACGAACTTCACCCACCCGATCCCGGTCCCTACGTGCGTCGACGTGGCTGCACCGGCAGGGGCACATGTGTACACGGTCACGTGCCAACTGACAGGTAACGGGGTTGTCTACTCGCGTGCGGTAACTGCCGAGAACGGCAAGCTCTCGCTAGAGGAGTTCTGATGAACCTCCAGACCTACGACGACATCAAGGCCGAGGTCATCAAGCGACTCGGCAACCGTAAGGATCTGAGTGAGCGGATAGACCAGTGGGCGATGGACGCCTTTACTGAGCTAACTCAGGCCCCGAAGGCTACGTTCCGGGAGCTGGATGCCCTATACGAGTTCACGGCGCAGGCGAATGTGCCGAGGGTTCCGGTGCCCGCAGACTTCTGGTTCATCCTGTCGTTGCGGGACCCGAACAGGAAGCTCGACCAGGTGCACTGGCAGGTGCTGGACCGCACGTACAGGACGCTTGGGATACCGACGAGGTTCGCGAGGTATCAAGACAACATCGAATTCGATCCGATACCGGCAGCAGACCACCAGATGGTCATGCGGTATCGGCGCCGGCTGCCCAAACTGGTATCTGGCTTGTCGATCCCGTTGGAGAGGGAGTGGCATGAGATCTTGATAGTCCTCACCGTGGCGAAGGGTCTGGAGGCTCTGCAACGATTCGAGGAGGCTCTACCATATAAAGGAGCTGTGGATATGGTGCTGAGCCAGAGGCAGGATAACCCCTTGCTGGAAGACGATAACTACGAGACGACAATCGGGGTGCGGTTCAGGTAATCGCTTCACTAATTGAAGGGCCAACAAAGTGAGCGTGCAGAACTACACCAGAAACGTCATCCCAATGAAGGGGTTGTACACTAGCGCGGTGTCCGATGCGATACCGCCCGACTACACCCCGTGGTGCGAGAACGTACGCTTCCGGTTTGGGAACGTCCAGCGGGCACCAGGACGCTCGTTGCCGTTGCAGGCTCTGCCTCGCGACATCATGGACTACGCGACCCTTACGGACAAGATTGGCGGGAAGAGTCTAATCGCACTGACCGCGAATTCCCTCACCAATATCGTCGCCCATTCGTACGACGAGAGCACGTTCAGGTTCAGTACGACGCCAATAACGTTGGCGGCCCCGGCCCTGTGGAACATCCGACCCTCGTGGACCCAGGGCGAGGAGCGACTGTTCGTTTGCCGGGCCTCGAAGGTAGCGGCGATACAACCTGGTGGTGTGGTTGAGGTTCTCACCAGCCCAAAGGGATGCTTCCTCGAGTACTTCAACAACCGTGTGGTGCTCATGCGCCTTATAGAGCCTCCGTTCGCGCCCCCACCGGGCTCGTCGGTAACTACGGGAATGGGCTCTAGTCGCATCCAGTGGTCCAAGCAGGGAGTCTACACCGATTGGAGCACCGCAACGGATGGTGGTGGATTCCTTGAACTTTACGACAACTCCGTGGAGCCAATTACGGGGGGCAAGGTTCTTGGTGATCGGCTTACAGTCTACAGGAAGAGTTCGATCGTGGACCTGGTGCCCACGGGCGTCAGCACGGCGCCCTTCCTACCGGAGAAGCGAAGCAACGGTATTGGCTGCGCGTTCCCGTGGACTCTGGCTAGCGCGGGTCAGTTCCATATCTTTGTCGGCAATGACTTCAACGTATATAAGTGGGATGGGTCGAGGCTGGACCCGATTGGGACGCCCATACATGCGTACGTACGGCAGCTGATAGATCTTGACAAGGATCTACCAGATACGGTAGACTGGAAGTGCACCCCGTTTGCCACGATGTTCATGGGGTTTAAGGAATACCACCTAGCGATCCCACAGAAGAACGGAAACGTGGTTGTGCTAGTCTACGACTACCTTCGGGAGTCATGGACCCGTGATCAGATCCCGGGCATGACCGCGTTCTACGAGTGGCAGCAGAAGGTGGCCGTGGACGCGAGTCGAGTCTACGATATCCTGCCCTACCCTGAAATCTTCCCAACCTTGGTAGCAGGACGTAGTAGAGACTTCTTCATCATCGACGAACGCTTCGTTGGTGATTACTTGCCGGTTGGCTCCACCGGGGGAATGGAGATGTTCTTCGATTCCCCAGATATGTTCTACGGCAAGGAGGGAGTCACTAACGGGACGCTCCAGCGCATCGTTATCTCGCAGGCTCACCCTACCTTTCTCACAGAGGTCAGCTATCTAGTCGAGGTCAGCGTTGACCGGGGCAAGACGTTTGTGGCTGGGTTGCCAGTGCGACCCTCTTATTCACGTAAAGGCTTCGAGTTCGTAGAGTTCAACATAACGAGCAACGTTCGGAGATACAGATTCCGGTACCCCCTCGGCTCAACTGCCGGGAAGCCAAGCTGGAGAGCTTACACGGATATCTTTGTTCCTTCGGGGGACTTCTTCCCGACTGAGGGCGACATCGACGCACCGTATGGGATATGGGATGAGACCTTCTGGAATCTCTGTCTATGGGGATGATGAAGAATGGCTAACATTCAGAGGCCGCTCAAGACCTTCGGGACACGTACCTACGAGGAGGAGGTCGCTGCCGCGCCAGGTAACAAGGCACCGATTCTCTCGGCTGAGGTGGATGGGGACCTGAACCTTATCTACGAGGCTTGGAACAACGGTGTCACCGGTGATGACATCGCGCCTGGCTCCGTCGGGACCAACCAGCTAGCACCGGGCGCCGTGACAAGCGAAAAGATCTTGGATGGTACTATCCAGCTTGCAGACATGGGTTCCAATAGTGTGGACTCATCCAAGATCG